CCTTCTCCTCTCCTGCCCCCTTCTCTTTTTCTTTCCATTTCTCATATGGTGTTGTATATTTTTTTTGTTTATAATATTCTGTAATATTTCCAACATCTCTAATTATAGTATTTAAATCAGTATTATCCACAAACAACGTTGATGTATTATCTATAATATATTTTAATATTATTCGATATTCATCATTTTTATCAATGATATCTGGATTTAATTTAATAATTGGTCCTACTTTAACGGTGTCTATATATGGTTTAATAATAGGTGTCATTGCAATATGCATTGCATTTTGACCGAATGCATTAATTTTATTTGGATCTGCTTTATTTTCTAATAAATATTCTACTATTTTATCATATTGTAAGCTAACTGCAATATGTAGTGGTGTTTGATTTTTATTATTTGCTGTATCTAAATTTATATTAAATGGTGGTAAATGTAGGTGCGTCATTAGATTAATTTTATTTAATTCATCTAATATAGGTACTTGTATTATAAGATGAAATGGTGAATTATTGTCTTTGTCTGTAAAATTACTAAAAAGATTTGATTGAAAAAATTTTAATATATCTTCAACATTACCACTATTAATAACAACACCCATTGTATTAGCAATATGTGAGTTATCTATTTTTACTAGTTGTGTTGATATCATACCACTATCAAATGGTTTATTTGATTGATATGGTTTGTTTGGTTGATATGGTTTAGTATATGCCATATATAATATCTATATATAAATAGAATAAATTTAAATATATATTTATTTATTATATAATAATATAATGAATAAATATACATTAACAAAAAATATTTATATATTTAGGCACGGGGAAACTGATTGGAATATTGAGCATAGATCACAGGGAGGTGAAAATGATATTAAATTAAATGAAACTGGTAGAAAACAGGCACTATTGGTTGGTAATTATTTATCAAATACAAAAATTAATGCTGATTTAATTATTTCAAGTGGAATGTTTAGAGCGGATGAAACTGCAAATATTATTGCTAAAAAAATAAATTATCAATTACCAGTATTAATAATTGAAGATTTAAAAGAAAAACTACATGGAAAACTTTCTGGATTAACAAAAGAAGATATTGTATCTAATCCAGAATTTGATAAATACACCGAACTAAATAATAAATATAATAAAGAGAAAGATCCGATAAGACAAAGAGAAATTTATTATGAAAATATTGTTATTTTTAATAAATTATATGGCGATGAATTATATAGTACTTTTAGACATCGATTAAAAAAATCATTAAAAGAAATTTATAATAGAAAAGAAAAAAATATAATAATTATATCACATTTTGCTACTATTATGCAATTATTACAGATTATGATGAATACTGAGGATTATTTAAGAGGTGATTATATATATGGATCTAATTGTCATATGACTTATATACAAGTATTTGAAAAAAAAATAGACGATAATAAGGTAAAACGAAAAATTAAAATAATTAAATTATTAACAACCGCACATTTATATACAGAATAATTATTTATTTTTTACTTTTTTCTTTTTTTCTTGTATATCTTTTCTTTTTAATGATATTGTTTCTTTTTTTGTACGTTTTTCCATTATATTATTAGTATATGTATCTGCTGTATTACTACATTTTAATAAATCTGTTAGAGTATTTTTTATTAGTTCGGGTGTTAATGGACTTTTTGATTCTTTTACATTACGAGTAATATTACCCTTGTCTGTTAAAATAATTTCTTGATTTAATACTTTCATTAATTCTAAAATTTGTTCTTCATATTGTTTTTTTTCATCAGTTTTGTCTTTGATAAATTCCTTATATGTTTTAATTTGATCGTCTAATGCTAACCATTCTATTATTAGGGTTTTTAAAATATTTTTATCAATTTTAATAACTTTATTATTTGTAGATGTTTCTGGATTTGTTTTTTCTAGATTATTATTTAATTGTTTATTCATTGTTTCAGTATCCGCATTAATATCTAAAATATTTTCATCTGAATTTAACACATCATCAATATCTGACATTATAATAAATAATGATATAAAAATTTATAATAAATTAAATTATAAATTAAATAAAAAAAATATTAACACAGTGATTTTATATTATAATCTGGTTCAATTGTCGAATTTGACCACGGACTTACTACAAATTTAGGATTTGGTGGGGCGGCTCTTAAATCATAAGATGCATTTTTTCTAGATTGACCAACTGTATCAACCCCTATTTTAATTTCTGGAACTTCGAGATTGACGGCTTGCATTAAATCAAATTTAGAATTTGGAACCTGGAACCAATCTTTATTTTCATCTTTTGGTAATAAATCACCAGAAGCAAGTACTTGTCTGGCTGGTTCTTGAGACATTACTTTATTAAATTTTTCATCTGGTATATTATTTGGCGGTAATAACATGTACGAATCATTAATAGACGATTCGTTTTTTGTACTATCTATTGCCGATAACTCAGAATACAGTGTTGCTGGTTTAGCTAAAATATCTGGAGTTGGGTTAGACGATATATTATTTGAATATAACTGTGTATTAGAAATTGGCGTTTGTTGTGATTGTAGTGTTGGTGTCGGATTTTGTGTCGGATTTTGTGTATCAGAACTCGGGATTACGAAATTTTCAGTTTCGTAATTATTTACTGGTTTTTTATTTATATTAAAAATCCAAAATATTATTACACCAATTAGAATTATTAATAAAAAATCATTATTATTATCGGCCATGTTATATAAATATATTATATATTTAGATAATATATTTATAATATATTTATTATAAAAAATATTATATATATATATATATATAATGTCATATAATCAACAATTTAGAAGAGATTTTTTTAAAACAATTGTATCAAATTCTGATTTAATATACAATATGTTAAAATATGAACTACCAATACCACTTGATGCACTTGATGAAAATAATAATACAGTTCTTAATATATTTATTATTGAAAATAATAATAAATGTGCAAATTTATTATTAGATAATATTAAAAAAAATATATATAATGATAATATTGCAAAATTTTTATTAAATAAATCAAATAATGATGGAAATTCTCCAATTCATTTAGCAGTCATAAACAATCAACAAGAAATTGCAAAAAAACTTTATAAACTTGGTGCTGATCTATCTAAACCAAATAATGAAGATTTTATTGTTGAATTTTCAGATTCTGATAGTAAAAAAATACCAACAAATATATATAATCAAAATGATATGCATGATATTATAAATCAATTATCTGTTCCAATTAATAAAAAAATTCCAGACGAATTAGAAACTATTACATCTACAGAGGTCAAGGAAATAGAAACAAAAGAAACAATTGAAACAAAAGAAACAATTGAAACAAAAGAAACAATTGAAACAAGAGAATTTCAGAATAAAATTAAATTAAATGAATTTGATTTTATAAAAAATTTTTTAGATGAACAAAATAATCAAATAAATTTATCTGAATCGTCAAATATGAATAGTATAAATACTAATGATTTCTTAAAATATATGAGAGAAAATAGACCACAAAATGGTGGAAATATTAGTGAATCGTCTATTAATACAACTGATTTTATTAAATATATTTCACAACAAAATGTTCAAACTGGTGGAAATACACAAACTATGACTGGGGTTAGACAAATACAAAATAATTTAAAGAAGATTGAAACAAATGATACACAAACAGTGACTGATAGTTTAAATATTATTAAACTAATAGAAGATCAACGAGGTGGTGGTAAAACTGATAAAAAAGGTAAAAAAAAGAAACCATATAGACTTACACATTCGCTTGAGAAGTCGTCAAGATCACTATCAAGACCATCAAATGATTTACATATAGAAGTTATTGATATTTTAAAGAAAAAATATTCATTATCTGAAGATGATGCAAGATTTATTAAAGCAGGGTTTTATCATATGATAAAAGAGAAATTTACAAACATTTCAAATATACAAAGAGCACTAAAACTTAAAGAAATGGTAATGATCAAAGAAGAAGTTGATAAAATGATTAAACAATTACCGCAATTAAAAGAAATTGTATTAAAGGCCCGTGACCAAAGACAAAAAGAAAATTTATCAAAAGAACCAAAAGAACCAAAAGATAAAAAAGATAAAAAAGATAAAAAAGATAAAAAAGATAAAAAAGATAAAAAAGATAAAAAAGAACCAAAAAGAACCCAACGATAAAAAATAATTTATGTTATGAAATAAATTGAAAAACTTTATTAATAACAAAACTAACACCATATTTTTTATTTGTATTATCAATCCACAAACAATCGGGTGATATGTCGATATTTATTTGTTTTTTTTTATCAAATTGTATCCACTCTGCATTATTATCAATTGACTCAATTATTTGAACTAATGGCGTTGTTGTTTTATAATTTTGTGTTTTTAAATGAAATCTTATAATAACACCAAATGTATCTCTATTAATAATATTTGATACTAATTCATATTCTTTTAATTCATCAAAAGTAGAAAAATATATTTCTAATTCTGATATAATTTTTGTTAATTCTAAATATGATTTATCATTATTTAAAATTTGTTCAGGTGAAAATCCAATATTTAATCTATGTTGTGTTAACTTATTTTGCGTATAGTGATTTGTTTGTCTACCAAATGGTGCATAAATATTACATATTCTATATATAATCAATGTACTATCGAGTCTAATTATCTGATATTTTTCTATTGTAGATTTATTATTTTTATATGGTGTTATTTGAATGTTCATATAAATTATTATATAATTTTATTTTTTATATAAGATTCAAATAATTTAATTGTTCTATTATTTTTATATGATTCTATATAATCACCATTTATATCATATAGTGCAATTGTTGGATATCCAGTTATAAATGATAAATTTGGATTATTGTCCGTGCAGTCGACTTCTATAAAATCCAAGCTATTCGAGTATTTATTTTTAATTTTAAACCAGTATGGTTTAAAATTAGTACAATGGCTACACCAATCTGTATAAAAAAATTTAATTATATATTTTTTATTATAAAATTTTTTTGATATTTTTTTTAATTTTTTTTTTAATTTACTACTCATTGATTTATCTGATTGTTCTTTATTTATTTTTGGCGATGTGTATACATATCTCTTATTAATTTTGTTTTGTATATTGCATGTATCTTGTTGATTGCAAGTATATAAATAATAAATAATAATTAAAATAATAATAATTAAAATTAAATAAAAATTATTCATTATCATATAATATAAGAAAATATTTATTTTATGGATAAAATATGTAATCAAATTTTAGATAAAATTGTAATTAATTTAAAAAAACCAGAATTTACAGCTAAAATCAACAATCATATAATTAATCCTTTGGTTCACAAATTACATTCAAAAATATATTATTATTTAATAATAATAATATCATTATATGTATTGTTATTATTATTATTATTATTATTATTATTATTGATAATATATATTATTAATAATAATAATAATTAAAATAATTTCTATATCATTTAATATACATATGATTCAGAATAAAAAAATATTATTATATTTTTTATATTTACTACTAATATTTTTAATAATTAAAATATTATCATCAAATAAAATACCAGATAAAGATATTTTAATTATATCAGGTATTACTCTTATTTCTTGTATATGTTTTTATTATTCAATTAAAAATAAGTCAATTAAAAATAATTATGAGCATTATAAAAAAGATGGTAAAAAAGGGGGTAAAAAAGGGAGTAAAAAAGGGAGTAAAAAAGGGGGTAAAAAAGGGAGTAAAAAAGGGGGTAAAAAAGGGGGTAAAAAAGGGGGTAAAAAAGGGGGTAAAAAAGGGGGTAAAAAAAATAAGAATACTGTATCTGACAAAGAGTCCGATACAGAATCAAATACAGAATCAAATACAGAATCAAATACAGAATCAAATACAGAATCAAATACAGATATTGTATCAGATCTAAAATCTGTATTTTTTCCAGATATAACACCGAATGTTGAACAAAATAATAAATCAAATATATTATTTCCATTCACATTTGATTATATTACACAAATATACAAAGATATAATTTTAGCAAATACAGATGAAATAATATCAAAAAAATTATTACAAATGTCAAAAACAAATATAGAATTAGAAATATTATTACAAATATTTCAAACTAATAGTAATTTAGCATCTAAATATGTATCACTACAAAATTATAATAAATTAAATGATCTAATTGTAAATATTAAAATTAGAAAAGAACAACAAAGCCAAGGTAAAGCATTATCACCATCTCAAAATAATTTTTTATCAAAAATGGTAGATAAAAATAAATATATAGATGATAGTGGATTTATAAAGAATATTACAGATAATGATATGTCATATAGTATGTATACACCAGAACAAAATCAAAAATTGGGCGACAATGACGATTCATTAAATAATAGGTGGGTTAATGATTATGTACTATTAAATACTGACAAATGGGCTCCAAAATTTAATCATGCTATGTATAAATGTAAAACTGAAAAGACATGCCCGGTGTGTCCAACATTAACTACTGGTTATCCAGTAGGATTAAAAGAATTTGATAATGCACGTAAAATTTTACAACCAGATAATATTAATATTGATTATATTAATGAAAAACTTATAACTGGTATTGCTTAATTATTTTAAAAAAATAATAATATATTTATATTGAATAAATATATTATTAGGTAAATATTTATTTTAACGTGGTCGTAAAATTGGGAACGGGGTTGGAAGAACGGGTACCATACCAATGAATATAGTATAGTATAACGTAACGGCAACACCTGTAAATATAATGCTATATATGGTATCTTCGTCGAACATTGCACCGCCTGCCCGATATTTGGTTAAAACATGTACCATTGCAACTAGATAAATATTTTTTATAACATCGTTAATCATTGCATTTTTAATAGAAACTTCTCTTGAAAAATTAGACATTTTTTTATAATATATTATAGTATAATATATTTTTTATAGTTTTTTAGTTTAAAATAATTAATTATTTACTAATTAATTATTATAATTATGTTTTTTAGTAATTTAAATATTTTAATTTTAATTGTAATAATATATTTTATATATAAATATATAAAATTATTAGAAGAAATAAAAACACTGAATAATACTATAATAATATTAAATAACAAAATTAATATTATACAACAGTCAACAAAAAATATAAAAAAAGTTGATACCAAGATCAGTGGACAACAATCAAAAAAGAATAAAACAATACATTATTCCGATACAATAAATACAGAGGATATCATCGGAAAAAATCAAATTAATTTAAATATTACAGATAATGATAATTATACAAATATTCCAATAAGAATAGAAAATGTAATAAATACTATACTAAATAATAATAATTTTGTAGATTCAGGCGAATCAGAAGATAACTATATTTTAAATAATTTAACTAGAATTATGTTTGATAATAGTAATGGAAATGATAATAATATAATTATTGAAAGTATTGATAATAAAAATGATAGTATTGATAATATAATTATAGAAAGTAATAAAAATGAAAGTATTGATAATAAAAATTATAGTATTGATAATATAATTATAGAAAGTAATAAAAATGAAAGTATTGATAATAAAAATGATAGTATTGATAATATAATTATAGAAAGTAATAAAAATGATAGTATTAATAATATAAATATAGAAAGTAATAAAAATGATAGTATTAATAATATAAATATAGAAAGTATTGAAAATAAAAATGAAATTATTAAAAATGATATTATTGTCTCACCTAAATATTCAGAATCATATTTAATATCGAGGTCATTTATTGATTTAAAAGAAATTGCAAAAAAATTAAATATAATGTTATCAATAAAAGGAAAAATAAAAAATAAAAATATTTTAATAAAAGATATATTAAAAAATATATGAATATATCTTTTATTAAAATATTTTTATGATTCATATATATATATATGAATCGTAATAATTTAAATAACAAATTTGGCGAATGTTGTAATTGCATAGCATTGTCGAACGGCGATCAATATTTTAATAATTATGTATCTAGTAGATTATATAATAGTAATCTTCAAAAAAAATTAGGTATAAAGGATTCGCATTCATTTCGACTTAATTTACAAGTAAACGGAACTACATTTATTAAAAACGAACATATTAAATATGAAAATGATAAATGCACATCAGATAAAAATAATAATTTTTATCTGGATACTTCAAAATATGATTTTTCTACTAAATTAATTAATGAATATTCTACTCCAAGTATTCCAAATAATTATATTAAGAAATCACAATATTCTACTATTCTTTAAATGTAAATTCCCCTCCTGCATTTGGTTGCGCTGGTGCCGCTGGTGCTGCTGGTTTAAGAGCAGTTGCTATATTAATTAGCGCACTCAATGGAGAACTAAACATTGGAAAATAAAAATTATCTAAACCATATAATGATGGTGCATAATACCAATATGAAATTGGATCGTAATATTTTCTTCTAACATAAAAGTCATCATCGTCGTCGTCGTCATCGTCATCGTCGTCATCGTCATCGTCATATTTTGAATATTTTTTTGATTTTGATTTTTGACCACCAGATTGTGAAGTAGATTGTAAAGAGCTTGATTCAGAACCATCTGATTCAGAACCATCTGATCCAGAACCATCTGGTCCAGAACCATCTGATCCAGAACCATCTGGTCCAGAACCATCTGATTTAGAACTATCTGAAGAACTATCATATGAATCATTTAAACGATTACCTGCACCATGTTGAGATAATTTATATTTTTCTTGAATTTTTAAAATATTATCCATTAAATAATTAATTTCTTTAACATCACCTTCAAATTTGTTGATTTTGAAAGAAACTTGATTTATATTGTCTTTTGATTCTTTTACATTAAAATGACTAAAATTATTTGTATTAAATAATTTATTAGAAGAATTACTGCCATATTTTTCTAAATCAAATCTATCTAGTTTATCATTATCAATTGCACCTGATTTTAATTTAAGTAATGTAAAATTAAAAGAAGGTACTTCGTTATTAAAATATTTAGAAACTGCTTCGTATGCTTGTTTAGATGCTAGTAACGAATTATCAGCTTTAAATATTTTTTGCATACTTCCAACAATATATGGGTTTACTAACATGTAATGTTTTCCACTGGTTTTCATTATTAATTATATTAATTACTATATAAAAAAAATTGAAAATTTAAATTTTATATTTAAAGTTTATTTATATTAATATTAATATAAATAAACTTTAAAATGAGTACAAATGATGATCAAATATTATATATACATACTAGAAAAATTCCAGCAATTAAATCACTAATTGAAGCTCTTAAAGAAATTTTTAGAGATGTTTGTATTAAATTTACTCCCAAAGTTATGAAACCATTAGAATCAGATCCAACAAAAATGAGAGTAACAGGTGGTATGTATATAACGGCATTAAATTCAAATAGTAATATATTAGTTAGATTACATCTCGAAGCAGATAAATTTTGTGATTACAAATGCGTACCAGAAGCAAATAAAAATTATATAATGTTGGGTGTAAATATGTCAAATCTGTTTAAACTAATTAAATTTTTAAATAACGATGATGAACTATTTATGATATATAATAAACAACATCAAAATTTACTTAATTTACAATATGTAAATACTCAAAAAAGATTTACATCAAATTATTATTTAAATTTATTGGATTTAAAAGAAGATAATATTATAATTGGTAAACAAAAATTTAATTTTGTAATAACAATGCCATCGAGTGATTTTCATAGTTTGATTAAAAATATGAGTATAATTGCCGAAAAGGTTGATATAAAATTTATTAACACGGCAACTAATTATTCTTTAATTTTTAGTTGTACTGGTGAATTTGCATCACAAGAATCAGTTTATAATGGTTCAACCAATTCTCAATCAGATAATATGATTAATGTTGTTAGAAACGACGAAGACTCGGAAGAAGATAATTTAAATAATAATATAATTCAGGGTGTTTATGCATTAAATGCATTATCTTTATTTTCTCGCTGTTCTTCTTTATGTCCAACTATAGAATTATATATTCGTAATGATTCACCATTAGTTATTAAATATAGAGTAGCAGATATGGGATCAGTTCATTTGATATTATCTCCAATGAATAATGAAAATGAAATAAATAATTCAGATAATGAATCTATAAATGATGATGAATAATTTTAATTTAATTGGTTTAATAATAATATTTTAATCATATTATTATTATTATATGGTTAAACAAATACAAAATTGTGATTGTGTATATTTTTTGTATAATTTGTATTTATATAATATAATAAAATATTATTACCCAATAATAAATAAATCAATATATACAATTAATTACAATACATGTGCTAAATATAATAAATATAATAAAATTAAATCTAATTTGAATATTATTTATATTTATAAATTTCAAATTATAGAATATAATAATAGAATATTCTATAATCGGGGTATATGTTATCATACGTCAGATAATAATATTAATAACATATTAGATAAAACATTGGTAAATTTTGATATTGATATTGAGTCTATACAAATAAAACTATTATCTAATACAAATAGTGAATATATAATAATAGATGAAAATTTTATAAATAATATATTAAATTTTTCAACACCAAAATCTAAGTTAGAACCATTATTATATTATTATTTACAAATAAATTTATTAAATTTTGATAAAATTATTGATGTTGAATTTAAAATAAATAATAAATATATAAAAATTAATATAGATAATATATTAGAAAATTTATTTAATAAATTTATTTAATAAATTTATTATTACAAACCCATTTTAAATATTTAATAACACTTCATTATAGGATTGTTAATAAATTGAATTTTTTAATATATATATATATATCTAAAAACTAATATAAATATATTATATATTAATAATATATTATCTACAATATGTCAATAGAAACATATAACCATACCGCAGATATTGCTACAATAGAAAAAATAGAATTTTGCGTATATTCTAATGAAGAAGTAAAACGATATTCTGTTATCAATGATAGATATGGTATAGTTATTTCAGAAGCATATGAAAATGGAGAACCAAAGCAGGGTGGTCTAATAGATAAGCGTCTAGGCGTAACAGAACAACATATATATTGTGATACATGTGGTTTAATGACGAATGATTGTCCTGGTCATTTTGGACATACTGAACTAGCAGAAGAAGTATTTCATTTTGGTTATTTGGATATAGTAAAGGGTATATTAAATTGTATTTGTTTACAATGTTCTAAAGTATTAATTACAAAAGATGAAGAAGAAATACTTGAAATATTAGGAAATTCGCACGGTAAGAATCGTTTTGCGAAAATGAAAAAATTAACATCAAATGTTAAATTTTGTCAGCGACAAGAAAATAATTGTGGCAAACCAGTAGGAAAAATTTCAAAAGAAATAACAAAATCCGGGTCTATTCAATTAATTGTAACACATATAGTTGATTCAAAATTAGACGATATTGATAAATCAAATGTAAATTTAACAAAGAAAAAAAAAAATATTGAGTATTTACCACCATCCAAAGTATATAATATTTTAAAAAATATTGACGACAATGATTGTAAATTATTAGGATTTGATCCAATAAAAAATAGACCAGAATCATTTATTATTAAGAATTTTCCAATTCCTCCAGTAGCAATTCGCCCGTCAGTACGCCTGGGGTTATTATCTTCTGGTCCATCAGAAGACGGATTAACTGCTAAATTGGCAGATATTGTAAAAGATAATGGTCGTTTAAAGAAACAAAAAGATAAAACATTAATTACGGGCGAAGAATCAAAATATAATCTTGATTATCAACAATTATTACAATTTGATATTGCAACTTATTATGATAATGAATCAACATTACCAAAAACAGAACAAAAAGGAAAAGCATCGAAATCTGTATCTGAAAGATTAAAAGGCAAAACTGGACGCATTCGTGGAAATTTAATGGGAAAACGTGTTGATTTTTCAGCACGTACTGTTATTACATCTGATCCAAATATTAACTTAGACGAATTAGGAGTTCCAATTAAGATAGCAATCAATTTAACATTTCCGGAAGTAGTAACAGATTTTAATATAGATAAATTAAGCAAATTAGTAAAAAATGGAAGAGATATATACCCGGGAGCCAATTTTATATTACCATTACATAGTTTAGAATTGGGTAAAAAGTCAAAAATAGATCTTCGGTATAGAAAACGATCTATTAAATTACACAACGGAGATATTGTTGAACGACATATTATAGACAATGATCCAGTATTATTTAATCGACAACCATCACTACATAAAATGTCAATGATGTGTCATAGAATTAAGGTAATAAAAAACGAATCATTAAATACTTTTCGATTAAATGTTACAGCAACAACACCATATAATGCTGATTTTGACGGAGATGAAATGAATATGTTTGTTCCACAATCGGTTCAAGCACAGTTAGAAATTGCGAATATTGCTGATATTAAACGACAAATTATTTCACCACGACATTCAAACCCCATCGTCGTATTTAAACAAGATACCGTTTTAGGAACATATAATATGACGTATAATAATAAAATAATAAAATATAATGATGCAATGAATTTAGCAATGAACTGTAAAAATATTAATATGTTTCAAATTGAAAAGAAAGACACTGATACGCATAAATTATATTCTTTAATTATCCCACCTATGATTAATTATAAGAATAATAAGGTTAATATTAATAATGGTACGTTAATAGATGGTATTATTGGTAGTAGTATATTAAATAAAAAAATTATTTATTATTCGTGGGACAGACATGGACCAGACATTACTAAAGATTTATTCGATAATGCACAACGATTAGTATCAAATTGGTTATTAATGAATGGGTTTAGTGTTGGATTAGGAGATGCAACAATTGCGAATAAAAATGTAATTAAAGATATTCAATCTTTTTGTTATACAAAAAAAATGGAAATAGATAAATTAATTACAGAAATAGAAAATAATCCTGACACATTAGATCCAAATACATTTGAAACAAATATAAAATCTTCATTATTAGCATATGGTAGTGAAATTACACAAAAAATAAATAATCATTTAAAAACAGAGGAACCGACTAATAATTTCCATATCATGATTGAATCTGGTGCAAAAGGTAAAATAGACAATATCGGACATATTATTGGTGGACTAGGTCAAAATGTTTTAGATGGAAATCGCATTAAAAAGAAGGTAAATAATCGTACACTACCTCATTTTTTTCAAAATGACGATAGAGCGTTTGCTAGAGGATTTATTCAAAATTCTTATTATCAAGGATTAACACCAACAGAATTCTTTTTCCATCATATAACAGCACGTGAAGGTATGATTGATACTGCAATTAAAACATCTGATTCTGGTTATTTACAGCGTAAATTAATAAAAGGCATGGAAGATATAATTATAACATATGATAAAACAGTTCGTAGTGGAAATAATGTAATAATTCAAATGATATATGGTGACAATAATATTAATCAAACATTTTACAAAGAAGTTGAAATCAAATTAGTTAAAATGTCAAATACAGAAATAATTAATATATTTGGGTTTGAACAATCACAATTAGAAAACTTAGCAAAAGAATTTAAATTAGATAATACTAAATTATCTAAATGGAATGATGATTTAATAAATTATACAAAATATATTAGAGATGATCTTAGACAAATACAAATGAAATCTAAATTAAGTTATATTACTATACAAAATTTATACCAATTACCTGTAAATTTGTCACGCATTATTGATGATGCTAAAAATATTGATATAGATTTAAAACAAGATAGATTACATCCATTTTATATTATACACGCAATTAATTATATATTACTCCCAGAGATTACTAAAGTTAATATATTAGATAAAGGATATGATACAAATAGCATTAAATTTAACGATCAACGTAGATCAAAATATCTATTTAAAATAGCATTGCTTGAATATTTGTCACCAAAACGGTGTATTTTTGAATATAAATTAACAAAACAACAATTTGATCAATTAATTTGTGATATTATCATATCATTTGGAAGAGCGTGTGTTGAACCTGGTGAAATGGTTGGTATATTAACAGCACAATCACTCGGTGAAACACTAACACAAATGACACTGAATACATTTCACTCGTCTGGTGTTGGTGTCATGGGTATGCAGGGTATTCCAAGATTTAGAGAAATCTTATCATATTCTAAAAATATTCAAACGCCATTTATGATGATTAGATTAACACAAGACGTTAGATCAAATCATACAATTGCACATAAAATAGAAGCAGATCTAAAATATACTATTTTTCAAAATGTAGTAGAGCGTATGGATATTATATATGATCCAATAACAGTAGATATTATTAAAAAGGATAATATAAATACAAATAATATATATTATTTTGGTAGTAGTAATATTAGTCTTGAAAATATACCATGGTTGTATAGATACAAAATTAGTCGCGAATCAATGTTAGAAAATGATATTACATTATTAGATATAAAAACTAAATTTATGAAATATTGGGACGAATTTATAAACGAGTCAACCACAAATAAAAAGAAAAATATATTATCAAGGGTATTAAACGGGTGTATTATGTCTAATTTTGATAATTCTGAATCTCCAATTATACATATTAGATTTGATATTAGTAATCCTGATAATTATTCATTAATCGAGATCGGACAATATCTATTAAATAAAATTACAATTAAAGGAGTATCTAATATTAAAATGGTTGATAGAGTTGATAAACAAAAAGTTATAGAATATGACGAAGATAAAGGAATTAAACTAAATACGTATGAATGGGTTTTATATACATCTGGTATAGATTTAGATAAAATTAAAACTAATAAATATATAGATTTTAATTCAGTATACATCAATGATATTCATTCAATATATTTAAACTTTGGTATCGAGGCAGCGCGTAATTTAATACAAATCGAATCAGATAGATTATATAATGGTTCTAGTAATCCGTTAAATATAACACATGCATCGCTATTGGCAGATGTTATGACAAATACGGGGAAAATTACAAGCATTGATAGACACGGATTAAATCGGTTAGATACAGATCCACTTAGTAGAGCATCGTTTGAGAAAACAGTAGAACAATTAATTATGGCAGCAGCATTTAATGAAGTAGATCATATGCGGAGTGTATCTTCTCGAATTATGGCAGGTAGATGTTTCAAAGGTGGAACTGGTATATGTGAGGTATTAATAGATAACGACTTAATTGAAAATTCTGAATATAATAATCAAATAAATGAAGTATTGAACCTTAAAAAGGATTCTATTGAAATAAATACTGCGATTGACTCTTTTAATAAATTTGAATCAAACGATGATGATATTTTTATTCCATAACAATTTTTAATTTTTTATAATATTATAAAAAATTGAAATTATAAGATTTTAATTATATTTATTATAAAACTAATATAAATAGTTTTATAATAATATATATTCATATAAAATGCCTGTTATTAAATATAATGCATTCGACATTGATAAACTCGCATTTACAGAGCTAAAAGATTCTGATCAAGTTCAATCACAGAAAATTGCATGGATTAATTACAATGGTACTCAATTGATAGTTCAAACACCAGTAATGAAATTTGAATCTGGAGGTATTCCGCGAGAAAGTCAATATTATCCGGAACCAGCAAGTCGTGCGAAAGCTAATAAGATTGCATTTTGCCATGACCGCTCAAAAGACAAAAATACTGAAATATTTTACAATATGTTAGTTGATATAGATAAACTATGTGGTAGTGATGAATTCCGTGAAAAAATGTTTGGAAAAAATAAGAATAAATACAAATATCAACCAATTATACGAATTCCAGAAATAGATGACGAGAATATTAAATTAGATAAAAATGGCAACCCGTATTATCAACCACCATGGACAAAAGCACAATATTCCCTAAAGCGAGATACAAATATCCCAGATTTTACAGTTATTGAAAAAGTAAACGGTGTTCGTACGACTCTGAAATTTGATAATTTCGCCGAAGTTGAAAAATTTATTACATGGAAGTCTGATATTCGTTATATTATTAAATTCAGTAAATTGTATGCGATGAAAACTAACTCAGGTAATGATAAAAAAGGATATGGTATTACATTAAAAATCACATCAATTGAGATTGAGCGACCAATTAGTGTAAAAAATAATCAAGAAAGTGATGCATTTATTGATTCGGACGACGATGAACCTATTAATAATAATGAAACAATTACCCGCAATACCGAAAACTTAGATATTAAAAACGACGAAGAAGACGAAGAAGAAGTCGTAGAAGTCGAAGAAGAAGTTGTCGAAGAATCTGAAGAAGAAGTTATTGAAAAACCAAAATCTAAATCTAAATCTAAATCTAAGGCGAAGTAAATAAATAATTTTTTTAATTTAATTTAAGTTTAATATTATTTAAACTTAAATAATATAATCATATAGATAAAATATGAATAAATTTCCCTTATTCTCAAATGAGGTAGATATATCTAAAATAAATATATCTAAAATAGAATCTACAAATAATAAACAATTTTGTAATATAAGTTATAATGAGGATGAATCATTATATTTACAATCACCAATATTTAAATTTATTGAACCAATTAGTATTCGAGAAAATAGATATAATTTATTATATCTATTTTTAACACCACAAGACCCAACAACATATTCATTTATTGAATTAATCAATAAGATAGAATCGATTAGTATTAATAAAATAAAAGAATTAACAGATCAGACACATATTATTAATTCTTTAATAAAAATTCACGACACAGAAACTGAAGATAACAATAAACAAATATACATGTATTTAAAAATAACTTTATTAGATCAAACAAAAATAGAATATAATAATAAATTAATATCAATAGATGAATTAAATAATTTAGTAAGAAGGGTTAATTTGAAAGTAATTTTTGAATTAAATATGTTATGGATTTCACAAACAAAAATTGGTATATATTTGAAACCGGTTAAAATAAAAATAATAGATATAATCGACGAACCAATATTATCTTTTAGAGAGGATGATAATTCAATTCATAATAATTTATTATTTACAGAAGTAGATAATATACAAAATATTGTTAATAATAATATTGTTTCACTAAATGAAAGTATTTTTAGAGAAAAAATAAATAAATTTAGTAATTTATCAACTAATATAGATGATAAATTTAGTAATTTATCAACTAATATAGATGATAAAAATTTAGATACATTTATTAAACCAATTGAAAATCATAATTTTCAAAAAAAATTACAAGATGAATTATTAATAATTAATAAATTATCTGACTCAGAATCTATTTGTTCATCAGACTCATCATCTAGTATAAGAATAGAACAAATTTCAAGAAAAAAACAATCTAATACAAAAAAACAATCTAATACAAAAAAAAAATCTAATAAACAAAAAGATAATATAAAACAATTAAAAGAATTATTAAATAATAATTCTGGCGATTTAACATCTGATTAGATTTATTATATTTTATATTTTGATTAAATAAATTTAAATAATCAGATATTGTCTTATTGTTGTCTATATTTATTAAATTATAATTTAATCCTACAGGTAATTTTATTTTTTTCATAATATATAATAGTATATAATATTATATTTATAATGGAATGCCTGTGATACATTTATGCGCGTATGGATCTGCCTGTGTTATTTGTTGATTACACGTCCAGCACCAATGAATACTACATTTTACACATGTCATATGAAAACAACCGCCATCACGCATTGTTAATAATTTACAATCTGGGCATTTTTTAATTGAATCGTCTAATTTATCTTCACCTTCAACCTCACATATCCTTCCCGGGTGATATTTATTACAAATTGAACACCATTCGGTATTACATTCTGGACATACTTCAATTGGCGTTTGGATAGAAACGCGCCCTGTTGTTTCAATTTCTTCGAGTATACCTGTGCGTAAAAAACCATTTCCGTTTGGACAATCTGGTTTCGGACAATTGGTATATGGAACAACACCATACAACTCAAAAAAAATTTTTTTTTTAATTTCATCTATTGTCATTTTATATATTTCGTATAATTTATTTTTTTTTAATAAATCATCAATATTAATTTGTGTATTACATCTTGCGCCTTTTTTTATACACGGACAGTTTCCAAATAATTCTATTCCCCTTGCTGACACTCTTATAAATAGTTCGTCGTGTTTTTTTAAAACCCCTTCAATAATAACACCAATTGAGTTTCTGTGAACATCGCAATTATATCTTCTTGAACTGTGGATGTTGATTTTAGGAGAATCCTCTGTAAATTCGGAATATTCTTCGGCAGTTAGATCTACACCCGCTGCAGCCGCAGCGGTTATATATCGTTTATGCTTTTGTTGGGGTGCGTGGGGGTTTGGGTCAATCGCATAGGGAATAAGCTTATCTCCCAAAAAGCCATTAATCGCATTAATATTTACATTAAATTTTTTTAATGTTTCTATTATGAATTCATTATTAATTGCTATCTTTTTCTTACTTACATCAATTTTTTCAGAAATTCTTCTTTTGATTAATTGTAATGATCGTATAAACCTATCTATTTTATGTTCAAGCTCGCGAATTATAGTGTATATTTTAGAATATTTCTTATAGTATTCAACTAATTTAATAATATTCTTATTTCGTATAATTTCAATTAGTTGAGTTGGTGTATAATTATATACTTCTTTACATTGATCTATCTCGCCCGATACTTTATCAAATGACTCACTGTTCAAATTAAATTTACGAGATAGAACCCCATTTTCGTTATATTTGTCTTGTCCTAACATTGTTAATATTATGTTCACGTGTTCTAGTAATGCTTTCCATTTGTTTACAACAGCGCGTAAATTGCATAATAATGTATGAAGCTGATCATATGTTTTGATATTATCTAAATCTAATTTAGGTTGTCGTTGTTTGCCAAGTGCCATTTAATCTTTCAGAGTTGTGGCGTGTTATATTATTTAATTTTATTAATCAAATAGAATAATAATAATTCAATTTTTTATACAAACATAACTAACTATAATAAAAATTGAAATTATTAGTTTTTATTAAAATCATATAATATACTTTAATAAAATGAACATCGTTGTGTTTTAGACACAATATGATATTTGTTTCAACTTAATTGTTGCTTCATATATAGAGCATGTATTAATCAAACATGTTCGCACCCACCCGGTGCTACAGTGATTATTAGTTAATTATTAGGCGGATGTCTAATAATTAACTGGACATTCGTCCCAACCGCAAGGTTGCCATCATTTATAGAACGTGCTTGATCTAACACGTTCGCACCCCACCCGGTGCTACAGTGATTATTAGTTAATTATTACCAATAATTAACTGGACATTCGTCCCAACCGCAAGGTTGTCATCGTATATAGAGCGTGTGTTAATCAAACACGTTCGCACCCGCCCGGTGCTACATGGTTGTATGATTGTCCTACAACCTAGATTATTTATATTATTAATATAAAACGAATAATCGATGTAACATCTCGATTATTCGTTTTATATTATTAATATAAAACCATCTATTACAATATAAATAGAACAAGCGTTTGTTCCAACTTCACTGTTGAAATATATATAAGAGTGTGTTTACTTGGACACGTTCGCACCACCCGGTGCTAAATCAAGAAAAAATAATTTGTTTAATCTATATAAATTATATATAATTTATATAGATTTTTATTAAAAATTTATAATGGTGTTAATCAAATGTTAATACAATATTATAATTATGTATATTTACTGTTTTATTTGCACTTGTTGACAATTCTTGTCGTTTTTTTCTATTTTTATCTGAATCAGACGATGTTGTAGTTGTTGTAGATATAATATTACTTTGAATAGGTTTTGATACAATGTCGTCATATTGTATAAAAATATTATTTATATCTAATTTAGAATTACTCATATTTTTATTTATTATATTTTTATTAGAAATAATCATATCATCTGTTATATGTTGTAAATTTTTCTCAACATAATCTAATATACCATACGATATCGCCCATTTAAAAAAATTTAATTGTCCAATTGTTGATACAATACATTTATTTAAATCATAATAAAATACAATTCGTTGTTTACGACAAAACGGATCAAATAATTTTTTTTTATAACTTTTTAATTGACATTTATATTGTAAATATACATTAAAAAAATGATTATCGTCATTATTATTTAATAATTTATACATAATATTAAATTTTTTTGAATAATTTGTTACAAACCAGTCTAATACTCGAATAGATATATTAGAATTTGATGTAATTATTGGTAACAATTTATCAATATTATTATTAACTAAATAAAATTCATATATATTTCTCAATGTTATATCCTGTAGTTCTGGTTTTTTTAAAATTTCAGATAACCATGGTTTATTTTTTATAATATCATTCATTTATATATTATTTTATAATATATAACTTTATATATTATAAAACATATGCTTTGTTTTGATATTTTAACAAATATTTAATTTATGAATTGAATTCATAAAAATTGAAATGTTAAGAATTTATATATTAATTAAATATACTTAAAAACATATTCATTATATCTAATATATAATATGTCTAAACAAACAAAAACAAAAACAAAAACTATGAATAAGAATATCGACGAAGTAGAAGAAGTAGAAGAAGTAGAAGAAGAAGTAGATGTAGAAGACGATGTAGAAGATGATGTAGAAGATGTAGACGATGAAGTTGATCAAAAAAAATCATATGAAACATTTGACGAATCTTTTGAAGAAATTACAAATACTATATCTAAAATTGATGATTTGGTTAAAAATCTTAAATTACTTCAAAAGACTGCAATTAAACAATATCAAAAACAAATTAAGTTAGGCAAAAAGCGAACTAAAAAAAATCCAGATGACCCAAAACGTTCTAATGGATTTACTAAACCAAAACAGGTTCCAAATAAATTTAAACTATTTTATGAGAAAAATCTAAAAGTAGATAATACTTTTTCTCAAAATTTTAAAGATTTCAACATTGAAGATGATCAACCACAAACAAATATAACAAAGAGTATTTATCATTATATTCGCAGTCATAATTTATATAATAGTAAAGAAGACGGAACCCAAGATAAGCGGTCAATTAAACCAGATCAAGAATTAATTAATCTATTGTCAATCGGAAAAGATGAAAAAATTGGATTTAATAATTTCCAAACATTTATTAGGCGTCTATATAGCTCTGACAAATAAGTATATTTATTTTATTTTATTTTATTTAATTAATTAATTAACTAAAATACATTTAATTCTATTATAACAAATAATAATTTGTTATAATAGAATTAAAATAGACTACGTCTAAATTTTTAAAAAAATAAAAAGTAAATATCAATTTGTTATAATGTTTGTAATAAAAAATATTTTTAAAATCATTTTCTTATAAAATATTTTTTTATTTTTTCATTCCCTCCCCCTGTTTTTTATTTTTTTTAACACATTTGTTTAATTAAAATTGTTATTTTAATGTTTAACCACTTATATAAAAAAAAGGTATAACATTTTTGTTTATATAAAATTGTTAATTTTGCAGAATTATATAAACAAAAATGTATAATTATAATTATATAATGATTTTTTTTTGTGATAAATGTAAGAAACATTTTTCATCATATCAAAGTTTATGGTTTCATAATAAAAAACATATTACAAATATTAATACTGTTAGTGATAATACAAGTGATATTAAATGTGATTATTGTAATAAATCCCTTATAAATATCGACAACTAATAAATTAGATACAAATACAAAAAAAATTAATAAGTCAATTTTTAAATAAAATAAAAAATGACGAATCTTATAAAGACGATATAGATGGTTCAATATATTCTAATTTCAAATCATATAATGAACATAAGGTAAAAATTCTTATTTATAATAATAGTGATAATATTAATAAGGATTTAACTATTATATTTGGTTCATTATCATATATAGAATAATTATATAATTTATTATAAGGTTGTGTTAAAATAATATAGTTATTATATATTATATATAATGACTATAATAAACAATATCGAGATAGATAATATAAAATTAGTTAATAATTTAATTAAAGAATCTATTATTAATAATCAACCAATTGAAAATAATTTACACGTAATTATGGTTATTTCAAATCCTTGTCAATTTGCAAAACGATATATATTGGCAAAAGAATTTAAATATAGAATGGAAAAAGAACAAAACGTAATTTTATATATAGTTGAATTAGCATATATAAAACAAGATTATTATTTAACAGAATTAAATAATAAAAATCATCTAAGATTATATACAGAAACTGCACCATTATGGCATAAAGAAAATATGATTAATATTGGTATTAAAAAATTATTACCAGAAAATTGGAAAGCTGTTGCATGGATTGATGCTGATATTGAATTTGAAAATTCTAATTGGGCGATTGATACATTAAAAATTTTAAATGGTTCGAAAGATATAATACAATTATATAGTCATTGTTTAGATATGGATAATAATGAAATGATAATGTCTATATGGAGTAGTTTTGGATTTCAATATTCAAAAGATAAAAAATATAATATAAAAAATAGTGGAAATAATTTTTGGCACCCTGGTTATGCGTGGGCGATGACAAAAGACGCATACACTAAAATAAATGGATTATATGAATTAAGTATATTAGGGTCTGGGGATCACAATATGGCACTATCTTTATTGGGGTATGGTATTCGAAGTGTTAATCAAAATGTTAATAATGAATATAAAACATCTATTATAGAATTTCAACATAGAACAAAAAATTTAAGATTAGGTTATATTCCTGGTGTAATTAGACATTATTTTCATGGTAGTAAAATAAATCGCAAATATACAGAAAGATGGCAAATATTAGTTAAACATTCTTATAATCCATTAACACATATAACAAAAAATAAAGATGGATTATTAATACCAACAAAAGAATGTCCGATTGAATTATTAACAGATATTATGAATTATTTTTATGAACGGAATGAAGATGAATAAATTTAATCAAAATGTGTTCTTAATTTATTTTCAAAATCATCTGGTCTATTTAAATATAGATTAATTATTAGATTACCCCGATTATTGTTATGGTCGTAAGGTAATCCTTTGTTTTTTATGTTAATAGATATATATTCGCCATTAAATAAATATTCTTTGAGTGGATTATCCGAACATAGTTTAATTATAGTATTAAAATAGTTAATTTCTTTATTAAATCCAAAAAATAGTTCAATAATTGTAATATTATTATTAATAATAATATCATAATTATTTTTTAACATAGTATCGGGACAAATATATTTTAATTTTAATATTACATTACCAACATCTACTTCAGATTTATCGCCAGCATTAGATATAATTATTTTATTATCATATAGAGGAATATTGTATTTTAGTGTTTCATAACTAATTATTTCATTTTGTTTATATATTTTTCTTTTAATAATAATTTCTTTTAATTTATTATTATAGACATCTTCTAAATTAATATTAATATTTGTAAATATATTTAATGTATTATAATCAGATGTAGATAATATATTAGATTCAGATGTGTTATTTTTATTTGGAGTATGAATAAAGACTTCTTCTAATTTTTCTATATTAATATTTAGGTCAATATTATGTAAAATAGTTTGAATTAAATTTGTTGCAATAATATTAACATCGCCATGTTTAATATCTTTCATAATATCTGGTCTCAATAATATATTTTGAATTATATGTTTATCTGTTATTTTTTTTAAGAATTGAAATAATATATCTATAAAATTATGTTTATTAAATTGTGTCATATTATCATATTTTATTTTTTTATCAGTATTAGATAAAATATCATATGCAATACGTATTTGGTTAAATTTCTCATTTAAATTAATATTTTTATTTTTATTTTTATCGGGATGATATTTTAGAGCTAATCTTTTGAAATTTTTTTTTATATCAATTAATGTAGCATCATTTGATAATTCTAATAAACTATATAAATCATTTTCCATTATTTAATATAATTGAATATTAAATTAAATAAAAATAAACTAAATAGGGTTATTATTAAAAATAAAACTAATATATTATTAAAATGAACAATAATTTATTTATAAATAATTTAAAACAAAAAAATAATTTAAATTCAATAAAAGATACTAAATATAATCCAGATATAACTCAACAATATGATAATATATTAAAAATAAGAAATAATAGACAATTTGAATGTTCAACAACTGTATGGAAACCAATTATTGGGTCTATAGATAAAAAAAATATTACACCAGATGATTTAAAAATTAATATTAAAACTTCTAATTTGTTGGATATAAAATCTACATATGAAAAGGAATTAGCAATGCGTAAAAAAGAACAACAATTAATTGAAAAAACTATACATAATACATCAAAATTAGAAGATATTAAAATAGATGAAATTCCAGTATCTTCTAATTTTGATGATTTAAAAAAAATAGCAACAAATATAGAAAATAAAACATTAACTTCAATAACTACATTAGATGATTTATTAAGTTCAATTAAAAATTTATAAATATTATTAAAATATATAAATATTTAATGACAACCATTAATACAAAAGATGAAATAGTTGATAAATTTATTTATGATTTAATGATGCCATATATTACATTTTTAAAAATAACACTATCTGACGATACTGTTTTTAATAAAGTTAAAAAAGATATAAATAATAATAAACTAAGCGAGACAAACCTATATTTTTTAATGGAATTAATAAAAAAAAAAATAATTAATTATAATTAATAAGGATAAATATAATATAATATAAAAAATAAAATATTATAATGATTAGTAATTTGACAAATAATATGATTATATCATTGGCAATAATAAAACAAATACCAGATAATATTGAACATAAAAATATTGTAGATATTGAAACAATAATAAATAATGCAAAGAATGATAAACGATTTCATAAATTGCTTACATTGTGTATTAAATATGATATTTGTATATTTAATCAATTTAATAATAAATGTACATTATTAGATATTAATAATTTAATATCACAATCAATAGAAAAACAAAAACAATATGTAATAGAATTATCTACAAAAATATTAGAAATTAGTTTAAAGAGTCATTCTGAAAATTTATTAGTTGATGTTGATAATATATATATACAATATAGAAAAAAATTTAAAGAAATGGAAATAATAATTTATGTATTAAAAAATATATTTAACGATGATATACTTCAATCATTGTGTTGTGTAACGTCAACTAGTAATTCGCCAAGTAATTCAAAACAAACTTGTACTAAAAAAGATATATCAAAATATATTGCAGTATATTCTAATTAATAAATTAAAAATTGAAATATAGTATGGGGTTGAAATTTATTTTTTGTATATATATCTAATTATATTAATAATTAGATATGAATATAATTACAGTTGGTTTAGATTTAGGAACTGATAAGTGTTGTATAACATATCAGGACAATATTGGTCGTCCATTTATTATAATAGATCAGGATTCTTATAAGATATCTTCAATAATTGGAATAATGAACGATGGGTTATTGATTGGGAATGAAATATCAAAAGATAATAATTATGACATTCCAATTATTTCAAATTTAAAACGATTAATTGGTCACAATTCGTCAAGTGAATGTGCACAATATATTGCTAAATATAATAATTGGACATTAACAGACAATGATGATGATATTATTATTCATATTAATAATAAATCATATTCATTAAATTTTTTGATGTGTAATTTAATGAATAAATTAAAACAGATTATAATTTCAAATGTTGGAGAAGATTTTAATGTAATAATTACAATACCTGCAAATTTCAATGAAGGACAAAAAAATAAAATATTATCATACTGTAAACAAACAGACATAGATTGTAAATATTTAGTATATGAACCATGTAGTGCAGCATTAGCATATATTAATTATTTTAATAATAAATTGGACGAAGATTTACAAAGATTAATTGTATTTGATTTCGGGGCAGGAACATTAGATTTGGCAATTGTAAGTTGTAATTGTATTAGAGATGGATTAAATATTGAATGGATGGCAAAAATTGAATCAAATATGGGAGATAATAATTTAGGTGGAATTGATATTGATATAGCATTAAAAAATTATATATTAATAAAATATCCAGATATAAATATAAATAATTTTTTAGTTGAAAAAATTAAAATAAAATTATCAAAATTAAACATTAATTCAAAATTAAGTATTAGTGAAAAATATTATAATCATATTATAACTATTAATTTAGAAGAATATTATAATTTATTAGATATTAATTTTAAAGAACGTATAATTCAATTATTAGATTTAATACACGCCGAAGATATTTCAAAAATAGATATTGATACTATTTTATTAATCGGTGGAAGTTGTTATAATCTGTGGATAGAAAAATTATTAAAAGAATATTACAATAAAGAAATATTACAATATAAATTAAATATGAATAACCATGATAAAATATTTAATTTGGATATTAAAGACATTGGAGTTAGTTTAGGTGCAACATGTTATCAACGTAAAATAAATAATTCTGGTTCTAATTTAATTTTAACAGAATCATTACCACTTAGTATTGGTATTGAAACAATAAATAATACAATGTGTAAAATTTTACAAAAGAATACATTAATCCCATGTACTATTAAGAAATATTTTTCTACATCTGAAGATTTTCAAAAAACAATAGAAATTAGATTATATCAAGGCGAGAGAGAAAATACATTAGAAAATTTCTATTTAGGAAGTTTTAAAATAGAAGATTTAGAACCAGAATTACAAGGAAAAATAGTATTAATAATTAATGTATCTATAACAACAGATGGATTAATTACAGTAGAAGGAAAAATAAAGAATACTGAAAAATATGATAAGAAGATAATAATCAATAGATATAATTATTTAGTTGAAAATAATTTAATAGACAAAAATATAAAACAATATGAGTTAAATGATTCTATATTTAATAATATTATGTGCAAGTATTATGAATTGATAACTATGTTAAATAAATTACAATATAATTTATTGGATAATATTACTTCATCTCAAAAAATTAATGAAATATTATTATCATTTTGGGATGAATTAAATATAATACATAAATTAATGATAGATTCAGATAAATTAAAAAATAATATTAATCAATTAACTAACTTTATTAAATATGTACAAGATACTTTAAATTATACATCTAATTTGAATGTAATATCTAATATAGATGATAAATTAATATTGAATAAATTAGATAAATTAAATAAATATATTAATAATAATTTTCAACATATGGTGTCTACATATCAAATTAAAGTAGATAATTTAGATAAATCAAATTATGATGTAATCGATAATACTGTAATATTAGAAAATATCAATAGTATACATAATACAAATAATATTGACGGATTAATTACTATAAATGAACTTGCCAATAATGATATCGCAGAATTATTGGAAATGATTGTTGAAAATATTCAAAGCTTTTGTATACCGGATAATAATAAAATATTAATATTAGAATTTATTGATAAATATAATATATATATCAATGAAAGAATTAAAATAAATAATACGAATAAAGAACTAGAAAAATTACAAAAGATATGTCAAATATTATCTGATATAACAGATAACGAATATATTAGTATTTTACAAGAAAAAATTAATAATGTAGAAATGGAACTTATTATAGATGAATTATTGAATATTTAATCGGTTTTCGGTTTTTTCCATATCATATACAAATATAGACCCTTTTTGTGTTTAACGTGACTTCAACATCATCAGTGTACTTCATTATGGCGAACTTGTTTTTTCCATATCATATACAAATATAGACCCTTTTGTGTTTAACGTGTCTTCAATATTATCAGTGTACTTCATTATGGCGTGGTTGTTTTTAATGGCATCCCGTGGGTTATAACAATTACAATTATCAAAAATATTTATTACAGAGGGAATATCATTCTTAAATAATAATGCATAATGTCCAAGTATTATCTTGGTTGGTTCTTGTATATTAAATATTACAGCTGAACTTAAATAATATTTTTTCTCATTGTCTAGAGTAATTTGAGGTGGAACATCTACATTTGTAGGATTTATCGTTTGATACTCAAGTGTGGTTTTTCCATAGTCAGCTATATTAAAGAAGGTACCGCGTCCAGATATACTCAATGGTAGAACTAGTGCTCTTCGCGGAACATAATATATAAGTGGACCATTACATGACACAATTTTAGTTATTTTTGGTACATATGTTCCATTTTCCATATAGTATTGAGGTTGTGGATTATCTTGATGTAGCACCCCATCATTTATGAAGTCACCATTGGTACCGTATTGTATTTTATGTGTCATATATGGAATTGTAGTAAATGTTAACATATTTACTGGAAAATTTAGCGGATTTGGTGTTAATACACCAAGAATTGGAATAGTCCGAACGGTAATTGGACGGAATGCAAATATAGAAAAAAGTCTTTTAAGAATCACACCCTCGTCAGATAAATATATTAAATCAGGGTTATCTATGGGCGATGTTTTACATTTATCAATATATGTCATGAAATCGAGAGAAGTATGTTCAAAAAATTTACCATTACGAAGATTATATACATTATTCCATAATTGAATTTGAATTTCTACTCTACTTTCTAAATCCTTCATAGGTGATACACTATCACATATAGTATCTGATGGATCAATTATCATTGAATAGAATAATTCATAATCGGGTTTTGTAATGATGCGCGTTCTATTGTATCTACTATTGATTATTCCCGCTATATTTGCATATAACATACGTTCTTCTAAAACTTGAATTTTCGGTACAAATAATGCAGCAATAACCGGATGTACGTGTACATTTATATTATGTTTAGTAATATCGAATGTACCTGCTAACATTTCACTCGAATACTCCTCATATGTCATTGCCTGTATTACAATATAAGAATGTAGTGATCTAAATAATTGATAAAGTTTTAATATATTTTGTAAATAACCATAATCGTCAGTTGATGATGTTCTTAGTCCATCAGTAGATTCGGTTACCGGATACCCAAATACGCGACTTAAATTTGTATTTGGGTATATACTATGCCCAATCTGTTGATTACTTGAAGAATTGAATATTCTATTTTCAAACATTCTCTTTATTTCGTCAAATTCATCATTTGATAAATTATATTTTGATTTATATTTTAATGTTCGTTTCATGAATTTGCCCATAGACATTGAATGAAAATCATCTTTATATTTGCGCTGGAATGCATCTAAAAATATGGTAGACACTTTAGTAATTTTATTTCTACGATCACTAAACATTTCCATAATTGCATCTACAACGTTATCGTCGGAATATTTTGTTCTAAGATTATTTATAACGTGTGGCGATAGATCAACATTACCGTCTTCTAATAATCGTTGAACTTCTTTTTTTGCAGTATCAATATTTACTTCATTATCTAAACTTCTTGTTAATTTATCTGACATGATAATATATATATAATTATAAGAAATATTTTTAATTTAATTAAATTAAAATTAATTAAATTAAAACTTCTTTTAAATGGTTTCTATATAATATATTTAAAAAAATTGAAATTATTTACTATAAATTTAATATAAATAAACAATTTATATTAAATTTAATAATATATTAAATGGATAATATAGAATCAATTGTTAAAAAAAAACGTGGGAGAAAACCAAAAATAATAGACAATGCTATAATTGAATCAAATAGCGTACCAGTATTAAAAAAAAGAGGAAGAAAACCAAAAAACCAATTGATAGAAAATATAAATACTAATAAATCAAATAATATAGATATAGAACTATCAAAAGAATTAGATTTAAATAATGATTTTGAATCTAATATTATAACTAGTCCAATTGATAATATATGGTTAAGCAAATATCAACCAAAATCATTAAACGAAATGATTGGCAATACAGAACATATTAAAATTATTAAAAAATGGTTACTTAATTTTTCTAGTTCAGATAATCATGCTTTAATAATTTCAGGTGGCCACGGAACTGGTAAAAATTTATTAATTAAATTATTGTTAATAGAAACAGGATATTTAATTAAAAATATTTATAGTACTAATTTAAAAAATAAAAATATTATATCTGATATTTTAAATTCATGTACAAAAACAAAATATATATACGCATCATTTAACCAATCTACTAATCAAAAATATGCAATTGTTATTGATGATACAGAAAGTATAACGTTATCGTCGGAAAAAGATAATCTTTTAGAATTATTTAAGTTTAATTCAGAACATAAACAATTTCCACTGATATTTATAAGCAATTTACAACATTCTAAATTAATAAATAATCTTAAAAAAATGTCATTAGATATATGTTTATGTTCCCCACAAATAAATGATATTAAAAATTATATTAAAAATATATGTTCAAAAGAATCTATGATTATTAAAGACGATAATATATATATAGAAATAATTAAATTTTGCCAATCAGATATTCGTAGATTATTATATGTATTGCAAGATATCTATTATACATATAATAAAAAAATAATAACTATCGAAATGTTTAAAGAATATCAATCTATGACTCAAAAAAAAGACACTGATGTCGGACTTTACTATGCTGCCAAAAAATTACTAGATAATTATAAAAATATAAACAAATGTTTACAATTATATGAAACCGAAAAAGTACTATTACCACTAACTATTTATGAAAATTATTATAAAAAAATATTTAAACAATCCACATTATCAAATCATATGAAATTAGATATTATGAGTAATGTAACAAATTCAGTAAGTATTGGAGATGTTATTGAAACAAATATTTATTCAGACCAAAATTGGTTCTTGCAAAATATTCACGGTTTTTATACATGCGTTAATACATCATATTATATAAATAAAATACAACCAAAGACTAAATTAAATTATGATTTAGTCTTTAGTGCCGATCTAAATAAAACATCTTCAAAAAATATTAATAAGAAAAAAAATATTTGTACACTTCAACAAAAATTTAAAAATAAAAATATTGATGATATACTTTATATTAATAAAATATTTTTTGAATTAGAAAAAAAAAAATCTCCAATTATCAACTCATTAAAAAATGCATATAATTTAGATAATAAAAATATCCAAATCGCATTAAAAATTGATAAAACTAATATGTAAAATAATTAAAATAAGAATTAATTTTAATACTTATTTTACATATTAGTTTTATCAATAGGCGTTTTCTTCTTTTTTTCTTTATATTTTGGTTTATTTGATTTAACTATATGAGTCCATCCAAATTCATCTACATATGTTGGTTTTATCTTTTCTAATATTATTTTTGTATCTTCTATTTTTTCTAATACAATATTGCTCTTTTTTATTTCTTTTGTATTATTTTTTTTAATATTTAAGTTATCATTTGTATCATTTGATAAATGAATTGATACAATATCCCACTTTAGAGTTTCTTGGTTAATATTTTGTATAGTAGATTCTGAAACTAAATTTGGAAAAAGAGTTTTATCATCTTTGTTATAATATTGATTTGTAAAAACTTCTTTTTTAGAATTTATCCTTGTATTCATTTGTAATCTTTTGGGTATATATGTTATTTCTTCCATTTTTGTATTTAATTTAATTAATATATTTAATATTTAAATTAAATTATCTTGATAAAAATATATGTCAATTATTTTAGGAAGATTAATTAAAAAATCTAATAATAAAAAATATGTAAAAATAAAACGAAATCAACTTATTATTTTAGATGCTTTATTGGATCATGGTGGACAAACTAAAAAATATATTGATTCGTCTAAAAATATGAGATATTCTGAACATTCTGGTAATTTTGGATTAACAGAATCAACGATCGATAGAATAATTATAAGTGCAAAAACATTTCGCGAAGATAAAGATGATACTGAAATATTATTACCCAATGATTTATCTGATAGTTATAATTATAAATATTTTTTTCATACACATCCACCAACACCACACCCTGGGGGTAGAGTATCCGAAGGAATAATATACGAATTTCCATCAATTTCTGATATATTTCATTTTATAGATCATTATAATATGGGAAATACGTTAGGGTCAATTGTTGTTACACCAGAAGGATATTATATAATATATCCAAGTAATTTTTCTATTAAAAAAATAACATATGATATAGAAATAGAAGAAGAAATTTATAATAAAATGAATGAAGAAAATATTGAAATACAAGCAACAGCGATTAAAAAATTTGGATATAAATTTTCAGAAGATTTTTTTTATAATAAAATTGCAACAAATACTACTTTTTTAAAAATATTTAATAAAATGATTAATAAATATTTAAACGGACAAATTAAAATTATAATTAAACATCGAACAAAAGATATTTTAAGCGATAAGTGGATATTAAAACAATTATATTTACCAATTTAAATAATCTTTTTATATTATTAATATATAAATGATATTTAAATTAGTAAAAAAATCTAACGAAAATTGTAAAATATTTTGGATGATTTTAATTTTATTTATTTGCATGTGTCTAATTATTAATAATTTATATAAATATAAATTCAATGAGTTATTTGAAAATAACACAAAAATAGAAACAGAACCGATTAAAACAGAACCAAGTTATAATTTAGGCACTTGTTCTAAAAATTGCTGTGCTACTCAGTGGGCAACACCAGTTAATGTATCTGAAAACTCAAATGTTAATCAATCAGATATTGGGACTAAATATTTTACATCAAATTTAACATGTAATAATGGTATAACAAATACTGGGTGTGTTTGTTTAACACAAGAATCAAAAGAATTATTAAATAATAGAGGATATGTTGAAAAATTGCCACTTGGAAATGGATTATTAGGTGCAGATAATCGTAAAAGTGTTTGGCAGTTAACAGATAATTTGATTAATAAACCAACTACCTTAGAACAAACAATAAAATTAACTGGAATAAAAGATAATATGATTAGTGGTTTAACAAACGATAAAGGGTATACATTTAGTACTGTTGATTTTGACACAGATATTGTTAAAAATTATTCAATCCCAATTAATAATAATAATATTCAATGGGAAGATAAATTACTAACAAAAACAGATAGATTATTAAAAAATCAAGTAGGAGTAATCCAATAAAATTAAATTCAAATAATTCTAACAATTTACGCGTATATTATATATTAATAATAAAAATATTGATAATTTAAAAATTAGATATATAATTTTAATATATATCTAATTTACAAAATGACAAGCGAAGATATAATAATACCATATAATATTACTAATATTTTAATAACTAGTAAAGATATTAAAACATTATTTAAAAAATATGATTTAGATATTGAAGTTAAAAATATAAAATTATTTCATACTGCATTAACACATAAATCATATATGATTTCAGAATATACAAATTATAATAGTCAATTATTAAAATCAATAAAAAAAACTATTGATCCATCTGTAATCGAATTAATGCCAGAATCATCAGAACGCATTGAATTTTTTGGAGATAGTGTAATAAAATGTATTGTTGCAAAATATCTTTATACGCGATATTATAAAGAAGATGAAGGATTTTTAACTAAAACAAAAACTAAAATTGAAAATAGAAAATCATTGGCAAATTTTGCTCGTAAACTTGGATTAGATAATTATTTAATAATATCAAAACAAAACGAGGAAGCAAATAATAGAGATTCGGATAAATTTTTAGAAGATGCATTTGAAGCATTTATGGGGGCATTGTTATTCGACCAGGGATTTGATTTTTGTGAAAAATATATTATTAAATTACTAGAAACTGAAATAGATTATGCAGAAATATTATATATTGATACTAATTTTAAAGACCACTTACAAAGATTTTTTCACCAAAATGGATGGCAACATCCCGTATTTGAAGATATATCAACCGATATAATAAACTGTAAAAAAACATTTACAGTTTGTGTAAAAGATAGTTCGGGTAATGAAATAACACGGGCATCTGAATTATCAAAGAAAAAAGCAGAACAAAAAGTATCAATGTTGGTATTATTAAAATATGGACAATTATATTCTGATCAAATTGTTGAAGATTTTGATTAAACTTAAAATTTAATTTATTAATTATTATATATCAATTGTATAATAATTAATAATTAATAAATATTATATTTGTATAATAATATTTATATAATAAATATATAATGAGTGAAAATAATATATATCCAGATTTAAAAATTAATGGAAGATTATTTCCATTATGGATACTAAAAAATTTTAAAAAATATAAATTAAATCCAATAATAAAAAAAGAAGGAGAAGATCCGTGTAATATATCAAATAGTTCTGGTTTAAAAGAATTAAGAAAATATCAGGAATTTATTGGTTCATATTTAGATTATAGATCACCATTTCATGATATATTAATATATCACGGTCTTGGATCTGGAAAAACGGCATCTGCTGTTAATATGTACAATATGTTATATAACTATAATCCTGGTTGGAATGTGTTTATATTAATTAAAGCGTCGTTGCGAAATGACCCATGGATGAAAGATTTAAAAGAATGGTTAAATGATAAAGATAAAGATGAACGTATGGCAAATATTAAATTTATTCATTATGATTCTCCAAGGGCCGATAGAGATTTTATCGAAGCAATAAAAAACGCAGATATTCAGAAAAAAAATATTTATATTGTAGACGAGGCCCATAATTTTATAAAAAATGTATTTAATAATATAACTCAAAAAACTGGACGCCGTGCATTTACAATATATGATTATATACAAAAAGAAAAAAAAGAAAACACAAATACCAGAATTATTTTACTATCAGGAACACCAGCGGTAAATAATCCATTTGAGATTGCATTAATATTTAATTTATTGCGTCCAGATATATTTCCAATGAATGAATTACACTTTAATGAAATATATATAACTGATGGAAAAATACCATCATTAAATAATCAAAATAAAAATATGTTTCAGCGACGTATTGCTGGATTAGTATCTTATTATTATGGTTCAACTTCTGATTTATTCGCTGAGAAAATAATGTTAATTAAAAAAATACCAATGGACAAATATCAACAAGAAGTATACGAACATTACGAACAAATTGAAGAACAATTAGAAAAAAAAAGTAGACAAAAACAAGGAGGTACAAAAGTATATAAATCATATACTAGACAGGCGTCAAATTTTGTATTTCCAGTTATTTCCCAACAAATAACTGGGGATAATCGACCCAGACCCAGTAAATTTAGATTAAGTAACGAAGAATCTGAAAAAATATTACAAGGTTTATCCAATGATGTTATTAACAAAAAATCAACTGGCGATTTAACAAAATTAAACACAGATATAATATTATATATAGAAACTATTAAAAAATATATATCAGAATTTCAAATATATTTAGCTAATAAAAATTTGAATGATGTTAAACAAAATCATACATTAGAAGATGATATAAATATTTATAAGACAGAATATAAATTTAAATTTAAAGAATTTATGGCAGGTCATAAAAATAAATCATCATTATTGAAAACTTTATACGCATGCTCGTGTAAAATGACAGCAATATTATTTTATATGTTAAGATCAAAAGGACCAGTTTTAATTTATTCAAATTATGTTAAAATGGAAGGTTTAGAATTATTAAAAATATATCTAAGAACAATCGGATTTGGAGAATTTGGAAGAGAACAAAGTAAACCATTTCATTCCTATACAGAATTTCATGGAGAAATTACCGCAGAAAATAGATCTAAAAATTTAACAGACTTTAACCAAATTAAAAATATTGACGGTTCTATTATTAGAGTTATTTTAATTTCTCCAGCTGGTTCTGAGGGTATATCTTTGCAAAATGTTAGACAAGTACACGTATTAGAACCATACTGGAACGAAGTTCGTATAGAACAATTAATTGGTAGAGCAGTTCGTCAATGTTCCCATAAAGCATTACCAATGGATGAACGAAAAGTTGATATATATAGATATTTAGCAATTCGGGGAGATAACAAAAAAGATAAGGATACTACAGACCAAGAAATATATACACTAGCAAAAGCAAAAAGTTCATTAATCGATACTTTTTTATCAACAATAAAAGAAATAGCAGTTGATTGTGATTTATTTAAAAATCATAATATGATTAATAATAAATATTCTTGTTTTAAATTTAATGAAAAATCATATTTTGAAGGTTATATTGGACCATCGTACAAAGATGATATATATTATGATAAAAAAATAGATAATGGACTTAATAGTATACATTCTGAAATTAAAAAAATCAAAGTTCTAAAAATTAAAGCTGTATATAAAATAAATGATTCATTTTCAGAAGTCGAAGATTATTGGTATAATCCAGAATCTGGTATAGTGTATGATTTAGATTTAGATTTTCCAATGGGAAAAATATATTCCGATAATGGTATTGCTACTAAACTTAATAAAGATACATATATTATAGACCAACTAATAGATATTCCAAATGTAAATATATTATAAAAACCAGTTCATACCCTAATATTTATTTTGAACTAATTAAATGCTCGTATATTCATATCAGCTTCTATTGTTCCAATTTTAAACATAAAATTAACTTGGTGTCTAATATATCTCGGATGTCTAATATACGAACTAATACATTTATAATCTCTAATTATATTTCCATTTGAATCAACTGTACATGTACATAACATTGAATCAAAATTAGATAATTTATCATCTTGTGCTATAATATTAGTTGTTAGCTGTTTTCCCATCGAATTAGTTAGATTAATTAACATACGTTCTAAATTACCCAAATTAGAATATTTATATATTTTTTCAACATAATTACAATCAATGTATAATGAATTAGATTCTATTATATCTGGATATAATACATTAAATGCATTAGATAAAATTTTATCAGTTGAAAAATTACTAACATCGTTAATATCATTTAAATACATAATATTATATTTATCAGTAGCTAATGATATATTTGACATTTCATATTTATATGTTATATATGTTAGTGTAACTGGATTATAAATACATTCATAACATATATTCATATCGATAGAACTATCTAAAATTTGTTGAGTATATGATATTATTTTTAGACCATTATATTTTGAGAATTCGTTATAATATTTATTTGAACTATCATATGATATATCTACATAATTTCTAGAATATATAATAATCCATATAATTTCACCATCTATAATTTCTACATTTGGACTTGGTAAATTACTTTCAAATAAATTTTTAATACTATCTGATAAATAATTTGGCGAATCGGTTATTGTATTTTCCGATATATTTATCCGTTTGAGATAATATTTAATAGGTAAAATTGCAGTTTCTACTTTTATATATCTAATATTTTCAAATGTTCGTGATATAAACGCATTATTGTCACCAGATAATGGAGCACATTTTACTAAAAAATTAAATGGAGATGGATACTTTATAATATCTCTATCAATACTATTAACATGTACGGTATATTCCCGAATTATATCAGAACGACCAGTTTCGTTAAAATTATTAAAATATGCAGTTGGTTTTTTATATTCATCATATGGTATTTGTGGCATCGCTACTCCTTGAAATTTATTAATCGGTTCTTTAATTTCATTTGTTGATATCATTTTTATACTTGAATTTGTATTTTTACTTATATTTGGTATTTCTAATTGTGTTGATAAATCTAATGAATTATTATTTTGATATGGTTGGGTTGTTGGATTACGAATTGGTAATTGTTTCATACCAAAATCTAATGCCGGTTCTCTCGGTATGACAAATTCACTAAAAGATGGAATAGTTTGATTTATTAATGACGATTGTATAGATTTATCTAATTGATTGTTATTTTGATATGGGTTAATTGTCGGATTTTGTAATGGCAGAGCAGTCATACCAAATTCTAATGATGGTTCTCTATCTATAACAAATTCATTAAATGACAATAAATTATTATTTGAATTTTGTGGTATAACTAAATTATCCGTAGCAGATAATAATTGCATACTATCGTTTAATTGACTTGAATCAAATTGGGTATATGATAAATTTTCATTAAAATTACTCATTGTTCGATTATACATTGGATTATCTGATTTAGTATTTATTGTATTCGAAAATGCTTTACTCATTTTAATATAATATAATTAGATATAATTATATTATACTATTAAACTAAAAAAAAAGAATATCATCGTAGATTAAATTTTTAAAATTTTAAAATTTTAAAAATTTAATATCTTATTTTATATAAATAATGAGTAAAGATAAATTTATTCCATATAAAGAAGAATCTAAATGTGCTCCGTCGAAAACATATTCTGAAGGAAGTTGTTTTTCAGTTGAATCGTTACAAAAATTGGCAACTTCGTATAATAATGAAGTTGGTTTAGATTCTAATCAACTAATTTTAATAACAGATTCAAAAATAGATTTAATAAATAAAATATCTAAACGAATAACAGAATGCGGTAATGACCAATTATGTTGGTTAAATGTTGATTGGGTTAAGAATACAAATGATATTGATATTCTTAAAAATACATTTAGACCAGCTGGACCACAAACAAAATTCACATGGTTAAATACTACAAATATCAACGAAATAATGATACAATATAATGAAAAATATACCGATTTTAAATTTTTAGGCGCAGTTCCATATGATTTCGAAGAAATACCACAATTGGGAATTAATAATATGGATTTTAATGAATTAGTCGACAGTGGTATTACTAAAATAGGTATGGTTATTAATTTTGACGAACATTGGAAAGAAGGTTCGCATTGGGTTGGTTTATATGCTAATCTAGCAAAAGACCAAATATATTATTTTGATTCATATGGATCTAAACCGAAAAAAAAAATTAGTAATTTTGTAAAAAGAATAGCATTATGGTGTTATATAAAACATCATTTAACAAATAAAAACAAAGAGTCTGATTCTGAATTTGACACAGAATCAGAATTTATGAAAACTACAAAAAATAAATATGAAAAAAAAATGGATATTGAATTTAATAGAAATCGCCATCAATTTTTAAATTCAGAATGTGGAGTATATTCTGTAAATTTTATATTACGATTATTAAAAGGCGAAGCATTTGGCGATATTTGTAATGTAATTACACCAGATATTAAAATTAATGAATGTCGAAAAACATATTTTAGATTTAATTAATATTCTAAATCTAATATTTACCTGATACCATCGCCCGATTTGCCCGAACCATTCGTATAGACTTCTGCGCACGGGGTGATAAAAATTCTGCAAACATTTCTATTTCATTTGGACCAATAAGTTCTCTATAATTATTTGTTTCAATTGGTACTGATTGTTGTACTTGTTGTGATGGTGTGGATTGTTGTAATTGTTGTTGTGGTGCAGATTGTTGCAATTGTTGTGATTGTACTGATTGTTGTACTGATTGTTGCGACGGTGCGGATTGTTGCGATGGCGCTGATTGTTGCGACGGTGCGGATTGTTGCGATGGCGCTGATTGTTGTGATGGCGCGGATTGTTGCGATGGCGCTGATTGTTGTGATGGTACAGATTGTTGTGCGGATTGTCGCAATTGTTGCGATTGTACTGATTGTTGCGACGGTGCGGATTGTTGTGATTGTACAGATTGTTGCGACGGTGCGGATTGTTGCGACGGTGCGGATTGTTGTGATTGTACAGATTGTTGCAATTGTTGCGATTGTACTGATTGTTGCGATGGCGCTGATTGTTGTGATGGTACAGATTGTTGTGATGGTACAGATTGTTGTGCGGATTGTTGCAATTGTTGCGATGGTGCGGATTGTTGCAATTGTTGCGATTGTACTGATTGTTGCGATGCTGCGGATTGTCGTGACGGTGCAGATCGTTGTGATTGTACCGATTGTTGTGATGGTTCTAATTGTGCAAATTGTTGTGATGGTTCTAATTGTGCGAATTGTTGTGATTTGTCATATGAAATTAACATCTCTGGTAAATCATTATTAAAATAATTATATGCTGGTTTTACATTACATGTTTTATTTGTATTTGTGATAACACCATATGTGTGTTTATCTTGTAAATTTCCGGATTTACATTGAATCATTGCACTTGTACATTGGTCTGTAGTTGTTGTTAATGATATTGAATTCTTAACAGAAGACCTCCATGGTATGTGTTTAGAAGACGAAATACCTTCTACATTCTCGTATGAATTATAACATTTTGCGATATCGTATTTTTCATAATTAGTTATATCAAATGGAAATAAATCAGACATTATATATATATATATATATATATATAATTTATAATAAAATAAAATAATTTATTATATATATGCCAATTAATAAATTAGGAAGAAAAAAAAAACAAAATTCAAAAAAAAAGAATTCAAAAAAACAAAATTCAAAAAAAAAGAATTCAAAAAAACAACATATTTCAAAAGAGTTAAGTAAAAAAATTAAATTACAATTAAAAATAAAAAATAATATTTAAATTAATAAAAATAATATTTTTTATTAAAATATTTCTATATTTTAATATTAAATATAATGAAAATAATTATACACTCTTATAGTACTATCGGTACTCGTAAACATAATGAAGATACTATGGAAATAATTAATAATTTAGATGAAAATAACACATCATTACTAAAAATTTTATATGCTAGTGTATTTGATGGACACGGTGGTGGCAATATATCAAAAATATTAATAGACAAGAATAAAATTAATATTGCAAATTATTTTACAAATAAAATATCCCCAATTGCTTATAATTTATCAGCATCTAAATCATATAATAAAAAAAATATTATACCCCTATTTATACGAATCCAAGAAAAGTTAAAAAATTACTATACACATTCAAATAAAATGGGTTCTACTGCTTTAATTTGTTTATTATATCCACGTACAGAAAAATCAGATAAATTTAATTTAAAAATTATTAATTTGGGCGATACTCGTGCTACATTATGTAATGAATATAATATAGCGATACAATTATCATTAGATCATAAACCTCATTTATTTTGTGAAAAATACAGAATTGAAGAATTGGGTGGGGCAATTACAGAATCAGATGGGGATGATCCGCGTATAGGTGGAATGAGTGTATCAAAATCATTTGGAGATCTCGATAATAAATATGTTAGTCAAATACCAGATATTTTTGATTATACAATAGATAAAGAAAAATTTATTATATTAGCTTGTGATGGCGTCTGGGACGTATTGTCCAACCAGGAAGCAATTGATTTTGTTTTAGATAAATATTATAAATTAACAAAAAGTAAAAAAGAATTAATTAATTTTAAAGCAAAGTCTGAAAATAATATTGCAAATAAATTGGCAGATTATGCATTAGCAAAGGGATCAACCGATAATATATCATTATATATTATCTTTTTTGCCGATCATATGTAAAATATTATTCTTGTGTTGGAACGAATAATAAAAAAAATTTGGGTTTATTATTTTTTTTATACAAATATAAATAATATTTGACAAACTGTGTTGTTTGTATAAAATTTGTAAAATCATAATTTTTTGGTAATTTATAAATAAATAATTTTGCCTTATGTCTAAATTTATTAAAAATTTGTCCCATGTTTAATTTACTCATATATAATTCTAATCTTTTATTTGTTTTATAATCACTTCCACCCCAGGGTGCATCAATATAAATAATATCTTGTTTTAAATTATTTATATAATCAAGTGAATCGCCATTAAATATATCAACATTTTTTAATTTATAAACTTTTTTAACATTATTTTCTAATACCTTGAAATTAATTGGATCTAATTCAATTGAATTAATATGTGTAAATACTAATCCTAGTGCAATTGTATCCGAACCATTATTACCAGTAGCGTCTGTTATTACTAAATCATTTGTTTTAAAATATTTATTTATCAAATAAACTAATTTAGACGAACCATTATTACTAGTAATACTATAAATACCATCTGTTGTTAATTGTAGTTTTGTTCTATCAATTCCTTTTATATCTGGGAAATAATTAAATTTATATTTATCTTTTACTTGTTCAATCTTATTTATAACCATATATAATAATTTTATATTTATTTTATATTAATTAAAAATGAATATAAAATAAATTGAAATTATATTTATAAATTGAACTTAATAAATAAGATTGAACAAAAAAATGTCAAAAAAACAAAAAATGTCAAAAATTATGATTGAAATTGCAAATACTTTATTGTTGATGAAATTTAAACCACCTACACCTCAAAAAAAAGGTAAATTGGAAGCATTCGCCCTTTTTAATAAAAAACAAGTTTTATCTATTTCTATATCTGCTGCAAAATTAAGAAGAAAAATTAAGAAGAAAATTTAGAAGAAAATTAGAATAAAAAAATATAATATTATATTTTTTATCCTATATAAAAAATATAATATTATATTAAATATATAATGAATATTGATAATCTTGTAGATATTGATTCTGATTCTGATATTGAGAATCCAACAGATTATAACGAAATGTTTGATAAATTATCATTAGAATATTATCCAGAACCATTTGATACAATGGGGCAAATAATAATGACGGCAATTACTGGTGCCTCTATTTCTTATTTGATTAAATTAAAAGAAAATAAACCAATTACATATATTACAGATATAGAAACTTATTTTAAATATTGTAAGAATTCTCCAGATGATAATTATGTCAATGAAATATTATCAAAGTTTAATTTAACAGATACAAACAATATTAAATTTAGTATTATTATGGATAATATTAAAGATATTTCAATTAATTTAATGAAAACATTTATTGATAACAATATTGATTTATTCGATAAACATAAATCTAAATCAGAAAAGGATTTTAATATAGATTTATTTAATGCTGATATAATTAAAATTTTAATTCCTATGATAAAATATAGTTTAATTAGTGATATAAAATCCAAATGAAATTAATATTATGTATAATGTTAATTTCATTTGGATTTTATTTTCAACATCTACTAATAACTCGTTCCATATTATATGTTGATATATATTTTTTGGATATTGTGCATATTCGTTATAGTTTATCTTTAACCAATCAAGCCAACAATGATTATACCAATCATATTTATCTTTTATTTCCCATTGATCCCATTCATCTTCATTCCAAATATCATAATCTTCAATTAACCATTCATTCATTGTTCTTTTGTCTAAATAATCTATCCACCCATATTGTAATTGATTAACAATTTCATCATAATAAAATTGTTTAATTCTATTAATGTCGTCCGATACATTAATATTTGTCATTTGTATATTTTATATAATATTATTTATAATTTTATATAAAATTATTTAAACTGTATTTGATATTAATTTATGCGAAGGTGATGATGAAGACGAATATTTATTTTTTGCAGTTATATACCAATTATCAAATCCGTATAATTTTGCAATTGATTCTAATGCATTATAATTATCATAAAAATTAATTTTATGACTTTCTAAACTTTCGTTTTTAAATCTAAATAATCGAATATCGTCATTATTTAGATAAAACCATTCATTTTTTATTTCTTCATATAATTGTTCTGCTGTTTCTGAATAATCTTTAAAATTTTTAATATGTTCTATATCATTAATATTACTATTAATAATTTTTATTTTAACGGTTAATAAATATTTATTATACAATTTTGAAGCATTAAATATTTCTTTTAATGATTTATTCATTTAAATTAATATTACAAATTAATTAATAATTAATATCATTTAGATAAATTAATTATTAATTAAATATATCAATAAGTTTGTTTAAATAAAAAATGAAAAATATATATTATCAGTATGATATAATTAATTAAGTTTAAAAGTATGTCTGCACTAATGTTGCCAAATCCTATACTCACTTCCGGAATATTACCAGAATATTGGTTTATAACATTTGACGATAAAACTGGTAAATATTACTTTTTTAATATAAAAACAAGAGAACGAACTTGGAATTTGTTAGAGGTTCTTAGTAGTTCGCCACATTCAGAATGGGATTTGACAGATGTTTGTAAATTAACAACACAACATATTTTAAAACCACCAGACTTAATTAAATATTAAAAGATAATCTAAAATTTTATTTATTGATTCATCTTTCTTAATATGACATTTGGATAAGAATATTGCATTTGAACAATCTAAATAATCAAATAAATTTATTTTATAATTATCAATAACTAAATTTAATTCTTTGTTAAATTTTTTATCATATGAATTAATAATTGATTCGAGTTCTTTTGTTAAATATTTGTTATCAATAATATTTGATATATTGTTTGCAGATATATATATTAATTGTATCTGTGGGGTAAAATATTTTTTAGGTATTGTTTTTTCTAAATTTAATAATATTTTATTTAAAATCAATTGTGATTTTAATATTTTATCAATCGTTGATATCAATTGGTTGATTGTTGGTGCAATATCATATTTGTAATAAAATAATTTATAATCAAAGTTGTGTTCTAAATAATATTTTTCTAACCAAATAAAACCTTGTAAATATTTTCTAGTTAAACGTTCAATTATTTTATTTGAATATTCTGATTTATTATTTGTTGGTAATGCTGGTTCATATATATTAGTAAGATTCTCTATATTAAATATATGTGTATAATATGAAATAGCATTATTATTTAATATTTGGTCTGGTGATATAGTCCAATCTTTTGTCCTACGGTAAAATTCATTATGATATTGATTTATACTTGAATTCAAATTAATAAAAAACTCTTTTAATAATTTCCAATCAATATTAGATTTAAATATAAATGTATCTACAATATTTAATTTTATATACGAATCAAATATGTTTTTTATATGTTTATTTGTATTTATTTTTTCTATTTTTGGTAAAAAATCATTTCCTAATAATGTAAATAACATAACTATATCTGAAATAATATTATATTGAACATCTTTTGGTTTATTATTATATTGCATATATTGTATAATTATTTTATGCAATTCATTTATATTAATCATATCTAATTGATTTTGTTGTTGATCATATCTCATTATTTGTATTTGTGTTTTATTAAGTTCTAATAACATTAATAATATTACATCTGCATCTGGAGAATATACAGTAATTAAATCTGTTTCTAATAATTGTTTTGTTTTTTGTAATTCGTGTATTTTATATACAATCTTTTTTTCACCTTCTCCCATATTCAAATATGAATCTAAAATAATATTAGTTTTTTTATGTAATTTTTGTTGTAAATATGTATTTATATATTGTTCTAAATTTGACATAAATTGTGTTGCGGGTGAAATTTTATTTTTATTAAATTTTAATTTTTTAAGTTTTAATTCAAATTCATAGTGATTATAATAAATATCATTATTTGAATTATTTATATTCGGGTCTATATTAAGTTCTTGCTTATATAATTCTATTACTTTATTTTTTACTTCCTCTACTATATATCCAATTGTTCTTCTCTTTTTTTGTTCTATCATTTTAGAAAATAAAGGAACACCATCAATCGCCATATATAATAATTCTAAATTTGGCATATATTCAACTAATAATCTAATATATGCAGATACAATATGAATTATTAATTTATCTAAATTATCATTTGTCATTATCACGTCAAAAAATGATTTATTTAAATCATCTATTGATAATTTACTAAAATCTATATTATCGTTATATAATGTTTTTGATTCGTCTGATAACGATTGATCCGGTGTGTGTATATTTGCTTCTAACTTATAATCTGTTGTTAAATTATCTAGATTTAATTTAATTTGTTTACTATGTGTCTTATATATATCTGGTTTAGTATTTGATACTAATGATATATGATATAAATAACACAACGATGTTGATACAGATTGAGAAATATTATGAATAATTGAATTAAAATCTAATAAAAAAAACCTACATGGGTAATATGTTTTTGGTTCAATTTTTGATATTATTTTATTTCCATATGTTTTTTTTATACTATTGAAAAATTTTTCAATTCCCATTTATAATATAATTATATTATAAATAAAATGTTAAAAAAATGAAAATAATAAAACTAATATAATATGTTATTATTTGATTATTTACAATAAAACCAATTATGAAGTATGTTGTTGTTAAAATATATCCAATACATTATTTGTACTATATTATACTTTTTATTCAATTGATAATAGCTGGAAAACAATTTATTGGATATTTATCAAATGTATGTAAAATTATTACATTATTATTAATTATAAGTCTAATATATTTAACACATATTCGACAGAATTCGTGTCTATTGGCATTGTGTAAACTTTCTAGTATATTATTCTTTTTGGTTGGAACACTATTTAGCGGAGATACGTCGATAACCTGTTATATACTATCAATTAACTTTTTATTAAATAGTATAATTATAAAATCCTTGCCAAAGTAGGTAGATTTATTTTAATGATCCATAAATATTAAGTTAAAAACACTCTGATAAAATTTCACTTAATATTTCGTCTTTTAATAATTCTGGTTTATTCGTCTGAATATATTCTATTTTTTCTTTATCCACTTTTTGTGTTTTATTATATATATCAATTATATCTGTAAATGTGCTAATACACTTATCGTCTTGTGTTTTATTTTTTGGTCTAATCATTCTTTCTGAATATTCTATTGAATCAGAATCTATATCTGAATTTTCATACTTTAATTGTGTATCTGAATCTGAAAATTCAGTTGTTAATATATCATTCGTCATATTTATATGTTTTGAATTTGTTTCTATATTTCTTATTTTTTTTGCATTAATTAACATAAGAATATCAAATGGATTTCCAAATAGTTTTATAAAATTTTTACATATTAAAATATTTGATGATTTTTTAATTAAATGAATATCTAATTTATCTTTTGTTAATATTTCATCATCTATAAAATTTTCAATATATATATCTACATATAATGATATCAATTCTTCATATTCCACTTGATTCATAATATAATATGACTTAATTGCCGGTAATATATCAGAAAAAAATGTTAATTCTATACATAATTCACTATCTTCTTCAATTATTGGATTTAATATTTGTATTGGGTGATTCATTATATTATAATTAAATATATTTTTTTATATTTAATTTATTATTTTTTACCAAATCGTTAATATATCTTCTGACTTTACGTATAATTTATCCCCTTTTTTGATATTAAAGACTTTTTTGAAATTGTGTTGATGTTTTAGTGGTACATTAACTCTGAGATCTCCAAATGCGTGCGGGTCTGATAATTTACTTTCGTCAATTAATTTTTCTCTTATTAAATATTGCCAATTAGACGCATATCCTATATAAAAATCTTTTATTTCTATATCATTTAATTTTCTATTTAATTTATATTCAATCGCATTTAGGGGTAATATAACTGCACCAAAATCGGCAATATTTTCACCTGCTGTTAATTTTCCATTTATTCCTTCATCATCGTATATTTTAATAATCCGGTCAACTTTTAAATTAAACCTTTTATAATCAGAATCTGTCCACCAATTATTAATTATGCCATTTTCGTCAAATATTGAACCTTGATCGTCAAATCCATGTATTATTTCGTGCCCAATAATACTACCAATATTCGCGTAATTATATGTATCCGGTTTATTTATATCAACATATGGTGGTTGTAAAATAGATGCCGGAAGTATAATTTCATTCGATGTTGGATTATAATATGCATTAACTATATATACTGGTATATCCCACATATCTTTATTGACAGGATAATTTATTTTATTGAGATTATATATTAAATTATCTCTACTTAAAATAATAGTATTTTTTATCAAACTATTTGTTAATGTAATATGATCGTAATTGCGAGGCTTGTCTTTAGCATACCCTATTTTCATTTTCATTTTATGTAATTTTAATATAGCTCTTTTTTTTGTTTTATCTGACATCCAATCTAATTGAATAATTCTTTTTTCTGTAGATTTTTTAATATAGTTTATCATATCTATTATATATTTTTCTATTTTATTAGAAAAATAGTTAAGTCCATATATTCTAGATATTGGATCATTTAATTTATCGCCCGTATAATTTAATGCTAACTTCCAATCTATTTTTTGTATATGATGTCCTTTTATAGTTTTATCATATAAATCAAAATATAAATCTTTCATTTTTGTATTCGTTAAATTCATATATTTCAGTATTATTTTAAATTTAAAATATTCTTTCCATTCATCTATTGTAAAAAATTCAATTAATAATTCTAATTGTTTAAAATAATTAAATGAATCTATTGGATTATGTTCCATTATTATATTTGGAATTTTATCAATTGTTACTGTATTTTCACTTAATATACATAATGTGTTAATAAATGATTTAATATATAATTTTGGATATTTCTTTATTGCTTTTGTTAATCCTATTTTATTATATATTTTTTCAATATCTCTTAATTCGGTGGCATCTAATAATATTATTGATAATTTTGTCTCAATATTTAATATTAACGACGAAATCATATTTAATTTTGTATTATTATAATGCGGAAATAACTCTCTGTAAATATTACATATTGTATCATAATATTTTTGTCTAATATATTTATACTTTTCATCATGATAATATATTCTATTTGATAACCCTAACTCTGGTTGTGATATATATAAAATTATATTATTACTATCATATACATTTGTATCTATATTTATATCAAATAATACATTTATATTTATAAATAATAATCTTCCATTCATTATTATTATATCTTCATATGTTTTAATAATATTAACTATATTTAATATATCTCTTAATTCAGTTAAACAATATTTATTTCTATATGAATTATTTAAATATGAATTATATAATATAGTTCCTAACGGATATATATTAGATTCTAATATTTTTCGTAATTTATTATTTATATTATTTTGTGTTTCTGTAAAATTAGTATATATACTTTCATCATCTGGGATTTTATTCGATGTTATCCATTTGTAATTAATATTTCCATAAAAATCATCAATTACATTTGGTTTTAATTCTTTATACTCGTTTAATATATATGTTTTTGGTGCCATATATTATATAATATTATATTATATTATTTATTAAACAAATAATATAAAACTCTCTTCTGTGTTTTTGTTAAATCTAATTTTAGTATATCTTCTTTTGAATGTACACTATCAATATACTTTATTATTTCTTGTAATTTATCATTACCACCAACTAATAATAGTTTTTTTTTAGATGTTTCATATAAAATAATTGGAAATGTACTATGATCTCCTATTATTTCTTTTAATTTTTTTTTTAAGTCATCTTTTATTTTATCATCATCTTTAATAAATATTATTTCTATGTCATATTTATCATTTAATGCACTTAATGTTTTTGATGCAGTATTTGAATATGGACACCCTTGTCTACAGTATGCAATTATTTTACCCATTATATTATATCAATCTATATTTTATTAAATTAAATTATAGGGATAATTTATATTCATTTTTTATTAAAATAGATTATATATTATGACAATACAACAGATATTATTATTTATTCTATTTGTATTAATGATTTACCTAATTTATTCATATTTAATTAAATATAAATTTTTTAATTATATAGAAAAATTAAAAAATAACAAATTTTCAAAAAATAACAATAACAATATTTTAAATAATAACAAAATTTCAAACAATAACAATATTTCAAACAATGATATAATTTCAACAGAATCACAATTTAATGATATTTTTCAAGATTATATTGAATCAAAATCAGTAATAACACAAATACCAAGACAATATGTTTTTATTGATATATCAATTGGTGATAACTATTTAGGACAAGTTCATATTGAATTATTTAATGATATTGTTCCACATACTTGTAATAATTTTATATATATGATTCAAAACCATTATAAGGATTCAATATTTCACCGTATTATAAATAATTTTATGATCCAAGGTGGTGATTATATAAATAGTAATGGTTCTGGTTCTAATTCAATATATGGTGAAAAATTTCCAGATGAAAATTTCTTATCAAAACACGATGAAAAATATCTATTATCTATGGCGAATGCTGGACCTAATACAAATGGTTGTCAGTTTTTTATAACACTAGATATATTACCAAATTTAGATAATAAACATGTTGTATTTGGTAGATTAATTAATGACGAATCAAAACAAATTATAGATAAATTATCTAATATAGATGTAGGGACAAATGATAAACCAATAGTAGACTGTAAAATAGTGAATTGTGGTTTATTATAATAAAAATTGCTTTTATTATTCTATACTTATTAATACTCATATTAATTAATTAATTAATATGAGTATTCTAATTCAATCATCTTTTGATACCGCGTTACATAAATTAAATAATATGGTTTTACCACACAAATTAATAAAAATTATTGGCATTATTAATAATTTAAATGTTAATATTTTAATAGATACAGGAGCATCAGTATCTATTATATTTGAACATACAATTAATCGATTAAATATAAATTATTTAATCGATACCGAAGAAAAATCATGTTTAAATGGAATTGGGAGTAATATTTCTATTGGTAGATTATGGTATATTGATCTAAATTTAGATAATTTATTATACCCAATATCATTAGTAGCATCTAATACTACAATATCTGATTTTGATATTATACTCGGTATTAACTTTTTAAGAAATTATAATTCGTCAATTAATTTTAATACAAATCAGTTAATACTCAATAATACACATATAATATCGTTTTAATATTAAACATTTTATTGATACTATAAACAATATATTATCAAGATTTTATTTTATGAAATAAAATAAAAAAATTGAGTTTTTTATTCATTATATATAATCATAATATCATATATAAATATATCACATATATCACATATATATCTTAAAAATGTCAACTATTATTAGTGATTTAAAGTACGATGAAATAAATAAAAAAAATTTAGATGATCTTTCAAAAGACGAACTAATTGATTATTATAATTATTTTGTTCGTAAATCTATGAAGATGATGGATGAAGTATCTAAACAAAAAGATCTTCTAGAAAAAATTCGATCAACTATTATTAATAAGTGCGGAGATATTATTGAATCTTCTGGTAATAATTCAGACGAAGAAGATATTAAAACAATTACTAATATTTTAATTCAACCAAATGAAAATATTTCAGACGATGAAATAGATGAAAAAATAAAAACAACGAATAACAAGCAAAATATTGATAAAGTTCCGAAAAAAGTAACTAAAAAAACTAAAAATATTGTTATAACTGACGATGAACAGAAACCAAAGGAAGAACCTAAAAAAAAAGTATCCAAAAAAGTAACTAAAAAAGTAGAGATTGATAAAAATAATTCAGACGAAGAAACTACAAATGATGATGAACATAAACAAAAGGAAGAACCTAAAAAAAAAGTATCCAAAAAAGTAACTAAAAAAGTAGAGATTGATAAAAATAATTCAGACGAAGAAACTACAAATGATGATGAACATAAACCAAACGAAGTAACTACAAATATTATGATAAATGATGACGAACATAAACCAAACGAAGAACCTGTCGAAGAACCTGTGAAAGTATTAAAGAAGGTGGTAAAAAAAGTAATCAAAAAAGTAACAAAAAAACCAGAGATTGATGAAAATAATTCAGACGAAGAAACTAAAAAAGTAATTAAAAAAGTAACAAAAAAAGTAACAAAAAAAATAGAAAATGATGAAAATAATTCAGACGAAGAAGAATTTGTAGAACCAATTAAACCAACTAAAATTAAAGCGCAAAAAAAATCTATAATTATAACTAATTCTGATGATGAAGATTCTTTAAAAAAAAAAAAATAATTTTTGAAGAAAATATTGAATATATATGTGTATTTGACCATATATTAAATAATTCTCAAGATTCAAATAAATATATTTATGATAAGATATATAATAATAATAAAATAAAAATTGATAACCCTATGACAAAATATACTAAATTTATAAATAATTATTATACGAAAAATAATATTAAATTAAATAATAATAATATAAAATAAATTTATTACTTACATTTTTATTCATATTCATATTTATATGAATATGAATAAAAATTTGAATATTTAACGATTTAATGATATAATAATATATTATTATATCATTAAATATTCAAAATGAATTTCCAATGTGATGATATTACTTCTAAATATGATGAAATAAATAAGGAACTGGAAAAACATAAAATTATAAAAAAAGAACAAAAACCAATAGAACCAATAGAACCAATAGAACAAGAACAAAAATTAATAGAACCAATAGAAAAAGAACAAAAACCAATAGAACCAATAGAACCAATAGAACAAGAACAAAAATTAATAGAACCAATAGAAAAAGAACAAAAACCAATAGAACCAATA